GGTTTATTGGATTGTTTAAAATCAATTATTGTAGGCTTACCATTGTAAACACCAACAGCATCACTTGAACCTGCCCATTGATCTTCATAATGCAAGCTGACTTCTGTTCCGTATACCCGACTTAATTGGTCAAGATTAGAAACAATTGTATGAGCCATCATCCGCGGTAAGCTTCCTTCTTTTGATAAATTTAAATATCCAACACCATTTAGGTATTGTTCCATAATGTAATGCATCTCAGTCCCTCTAGTTGCGGCTTGTGTGGTTATCTTTGTAGCTTCTTGATAACCAACCCTTTCTCTCCAAGCGGCCAAAGCTTTTCGTTTGTCCTCACTTTGAGTTCCAGATAAAATTGTTGTTACTGAGGGTATTTTTTTGTCACCAACATTATAGGTTCTACCTGTAGATTCATCATTCCTAGTATATTCACTATAGTTATATTTTGGATCTATAACAAAGTCAGTGATTGTAAAACTATTATTTTCTCTTAGTATTTTCATTAGGTAAAGGTTTGTAATATTTTCTATAATCTTCTGGTATAAATACTGGTTTTCCAGAATCAGTATAAATAATATTACCTCTTTCGTTTACCAAATAAAACCTTTCATTCATAAATTCATTCATCTTCATCTTTCGCATATAAGTTATTAAATGTTGTTTTCCAATCCATATAACTATCATCACTCTCAGCACAATGTTTCCATTGACTAGGTATAAAGTCTGGTGCACCTTTTCCTGTGACCCACATAGCTGGTGAAGTAACCCTTACTCTGTTATTAGGTAGAGCAACTATACAACCTCTCCATGGTCCTTCTGTAAGTTCAAGTATATGTGATTGTTTGTGTTGAGCAGGATCATCAGATATTTCTGATCCTGTATAATCAACTGTCATATAGTATTTACCAGAGTAAAATTTACCATCTATTTTACATAACCAAGGACTTGATGAAGTCCTATCAAATACTATAACTTCGTGATTTCTTGAAGAACAATCCCATGGCTGCGCCAGATGAGTTGGAATAGGGGGAGGGAATTTGTCCAAAGGTTCATCTGCCACAAGAGCAGTAATAGGCATTCTTGCCCACATTGCTCCACCATGAGGATTTTCCAGTCTATTGTCTTCGTCTTCACATCCTGTAAAGATGACTTGGAAACTTAAACATCTATCAGGGACACAATTAACAGCACAAACAAGAGCGTGAATATATTCTCCATGATATTTTCTGTGATTGTGTGTGAATTCTTTTCTTACCCAAACTTTAAAATAGGGTATGTTACTTATTAGATAAGCCATACCCCATCATAAATATTAAATACCACATGGCAAGAAAAATTTAAACTTTGACGAGTTTGTATCCCATTTTTTTTGCTTTTTTTTTCATTTCAGCAAGAGATCCTTTTTTCATCATTTTCATTTTAGCGCCGCCTTTGGCATAGCCTTTGGCCATTTTACCGCCCATGGCTTTCATCATTTTGGCTCCGCCTTTGGCATAACCTTTTGATTTCATACGTCCAACCATTATTTTTCTCCTGTAGGTTTATTAACTTAATTTAGTGTATTTTAGTGTATTTTAGGTAGGTAGTAAACCATTAAGAGCATTAAAAAAAGCTCTCCACGGGCTTTAAATCGCTTCGTTATTTGCCTAGTTTTTAAGCAAATTACTGTTGATCAGTAAGAGTGAAGCTAATCCAATTAAAGCGATAACAAGTGCTGCATAAGCACACATCATAATTAAATTCTCTCTGTCTTTTTTCTTTTTTGCAATTGCTGCTTGTCTTTTCTTTTTTATATCTGTACGAATGGCAATAAACTCACTCCAGGCATTGGGTGCCCCATATAACATAAACATTTCTCTTAATTGGTTTTCCATATCATGCACTTGTTTTAATTTAAAATAGGTATCAAGAGCTTCTTCATTAGAAGAGGTATACCATTTAGATTTTTCTTTTTTGTGTTCCTCTTCTACGATATTCATTTGTTTAACAAATTTAATTATTTGTCCAGATAAACTGTGAAGTTCTTTTCCTACTGAAACACCCTGTTTGATAACAGTAAATGCAGTTGTTGCGATACTTATTGGATCCATGCGACTAGTCCCACAATTGTTATAATAATGGTAAGCATACCACTCATCAACCAAAATAACAACTTATCAACTTTCGCACCTAGTTTGTCTATGTCTTCGTGAATATGAGTAAGGTGATTCTCTCGTATAGTCCTCACATCTTTTTTGACACCCTCAATGTGTCCGTACAGAGATATTATATGTTCTTTCGTGGTTCGTGGTTCAGGCATCTTGTGTTCCTCTTTGTGCTATCATTTGTCCCGAGGGATCATTTGGAAATAATCCTGCATACGTTTGACCTCTATCCTGAGGCAGTGAAGCTATACCTGCGGGTTGTGGTTGTTGTACAGGAGGGGGTGCAATTGGAGCGGGTTCCGTGGGTCGTGGCGCTTGTTCCATAGCAAACATATTTACTGATGGTGCATCTTGTTGCGGTTGAATTTCAGTAATATCAACGTCACTTGGTTGTCCACCTTTTCTTAGAATTTTAATTTTTTCTATTGTTTCTATATCACGAGGACTAACCTCATCATCAACACCTATTGCTTTATAATCAAAACCAAATAAATACTTTATAATATCTTCGTCATATTTTTCAATTGCTGTTTTTGAATTGCGTCTTTCAATAAATTCACGTAATTGTGATATTTTTTTTGGGTCCATAAAAACATCAGCCATATTTTTATTATACTTTGCTGATAGATATTTTAATGAACCAGAAAGTATTCTTCCCTCACTTGTAAATACACCAAAAGGCACTCTAATTATATCAACAAGCCACTGAAATTTGTTTTTTTCAGGTCTTCCAGGTGCCTTACGTGTAAACACTTCAAAACTTTTACCTATCACATCTAAATCTTTTAGAACTTGAGGATTATTTTTAAATACTATTTTTAGAGCATTTCTTTCCTGTTGATTACCATATACATTGACGAATTTTTTAGGATCAAATTCTTGATCTCCAAGAAAACTTTTTGTTGAAACTCTGTCTTTAAAATTTTCTAAAACTTTTCTTTGATAAGCTCCAAGTAGCTCTGGTTTATCTTTAATGATGTTAACAGTTCTTAAAATTTGCGATGGTAATTTTGGATTAAATGTTTTGTCAAAAATATTGTCAGGGTCTAAACTACCCAATTGCCCCTTAAATGATTTGTTAAATTTTTCTAATATTCTTTTATTCTTCGCTTGAATCTTTATGTTTTCTTTTGCTAGCCCATCAACATTCTTCATAATATTAGACATACCTTCTCTACCATAAAATTTTTCAAGTATGTAACCATAACCTCTATCTTTGTCTACAAAATCTTTGTGAATAGCTTGAATTTGTGCTGCACTTTTATCTTTAATTTTTGTTCTATAAAAATCTTCTATAGCTTGACGGTAACCATCAAGCATATCTGGTTTTTCTTTTAAAATGTTATAAGTTAAATCAGTTGTTTGATGTTGTCCTGTGTTAGCACCTGCTTTTTTAAAAGTTGATGTAAAAATGTTTTCATCAGCGATCATTGGTACACCATTTTTCATATACGTTAAATCAGCAATTGCTCCTGAAAATCTCTCTTTCCCCTTTCGATAAAGATCTGTAATTTCGTCATATTTTAATTTCCATGGATCATTTGGTTTTAATGACTTCTCAAACTGTTCATGTATTGCCTTTTTTAAACCTGTAGCAAAACCTGGTAACTCTTCTGGAATACCTTTAGCGGCTTGTCTTTCCATGTCATACACTGTAGACAAAGTGTTACGAATTTGATTTAAAGTTACCTCTTTTGGTAAGGTACCTGTTTTTGACAGTTTAATAATATCTTTAATAGCTGGTTGTACTTTTAAAAGATTATTTTTTTGTTTGTCAGTCAAACCTGAAATATATTTTTGTATTAAATCAGTTTCAATTTTACGACCTTGCTCTAACCCTCCCAAAAGTGTGTACTTTTCTTTAAAATCTGTATACATTTTTTCTTCAAGTTCTTCAACAAGTGTTCTAATTTTCTGACCTTGTGGTTTCATTTGACCATCGGGTAACTTAATAACTTCATCAAAAAGGTTTGTTTCTGATTTATTTAGTCTATCAGACAAAATTTTTAATCTTGGTTTGTTTTTAGTGTTAACTATGTCCTGTATTTGTTTATTTAATTTTGTTGTTGCCAGAGGGTCAAGAGGATCAAATGTCCCCTGTAAACTATTTTGTATTTTTCTGTTTAACAAAAATAAAGCCTCTGCATTTTCTTTGTTAAAATTACCTAACTTACCAGCAACACCATAATTAGGATCTGCTTCATACATTTCTAAATCTGCTAATTGTTTTGGATTATTAGTTGCTTGAGGTAATTTAAATTTTACTTTTTTAGAAACATTGTAATAGTCAAGTCTGTCATTAACTTCTCTCTCTAATTTTTCAACTTGTTTCAATTTAGCTGGATCAACATCTTCTGCTAAATCAGATAAGTCAACTTTACCACCCTTAGCCAATCTATATCCTAATTTAACTATAAAAGGCGCAGCATAAGTTGCAGTTGTGATTCCTGAATTTATTAAGCCTGTGTTTACACCCGCTCTTGTCATTAAATCATTTATTTCTTCATCAGATTTTTCGTCTAAATTTATACCATATAAACCATAACCAGCACCTATGCGAATCGCATCAGCTACACCACTCGCTAGACCTGATCCCACAATAGATCCTACAGGACCACCATATATTAAACCTAACCCAGAACCTACTATATCAGCAGCACCAACAAGGGCATCTCCACCAATACCAGTAACATCAGCTAAAGTAAAATTAGGGTCATTGATCAACTGTCTTCCCCCTTTACCCTCATTTAGAGCAGGGTTAAAAAACTCAAACTCATTCGTATATCTACCAAACGAAATTTGAGGATCTTGACCAATAATAGGTCGTAATAGTTTATCATAAGCAATCGCTTGATTTTTTAAATCTTTTGCTAAACTACCTGCAAATCTAGCTTCATTAAGACTAATTTCACCTCTTGGTAAAGTACCAAGTTCTCCTTCATATTTATTTAATTCAAGTCCAATTTCTGCTGGTGAATAATATTCTTTAACAGCTACCGTACCGTACTTTTCAGAGTTAATTATCTTATCTGGTTTAGGTGCAAAATTTTGCAAAAAGTCTTTAAAAAGCACCTTTGTTTGTCTTCTATTTTTATTATTTAAAGTTTGTTCTGTATTTAAATTTATATTTTTATCTACATAATCGTAAACTCTCTGTGCAAATCTAATATCTGACATTGAATTCACATCTTCATCTCCTTCAAAGTGACGACCAGAACCACTTTCCATAAATTTTTCTCTAGAAGAGAAGATGCCTTCAGGATCTTTAGTTTCAACATAACTAAAAAAATCTTGTGTATCACCAGCTTGTCTTCTCTTGTTATACAATTCATATAAAAGATCAAGATCAGAACGTCCTTTTATGTTTTTTTCAAAAAACTCAGGTCTTTGCTCTTCCTCTCTTTTTTTATATTCTGGTAATGTTTCGTATGTAATCATTTCTATTACGGTATAGGTGGTAAACCATTATTATTGTTGTTATTATTGTTGTTATTTTTATCTTCTATTTCTTCAAAAATCGCTTCTCCAGAGCCTCCCAACTCATCTCTTGCTTTTATAACCTCTTGGAATATAGGATCAAAATCTGATTCAGCTTTACCTGTATAATAAGAATGTCTATCTATTGCCTGTTGAATGCCTCTTTTTGCCACTCTTCTTAAAACAAATAACATTTGTTTTGGATCTGTTTGTTCGCCTAATGTTGCCATAGCCAATTCAATATCAGTTGTTGAAAAACGTCCTCCTGGTTCTCTTGCTTTTGCTAAAGTATAAGCTAAATCAATCATTGCAGACCGTGCACTTCCTGATAAGGTTGATATTTTTTGCACAAATTTGACAACACCATCTTTATAAATTCCTGATGCTTGATTAGGATTAGCTATTAAATTATTTAAATCATCTTCCATTCTTGCATAATCTCCAGATATGGCTTTACTAGGGCTATTTCTAATGGGATTAAGAAATTCGGTAAATAAAGCTCTACTAGAGTTTGCAAATTGCACAATATCACCTGCCGCACCTGTTTTTGCACCAGCGAAAATATCTTTTTTTATACTGTCAGCTAATCTGGCAACAGTTAAAGCTCCTAGCATACTTTCATTTGATTCGTCAATTCTATCTGCTTTCTTTTTTTCCGTTCTTTTTTGAAACTCAAAGGCAACTTTTTCTGCAATGTCATCTGGATCTTTTGATCTAAACTTATTTTTATTTGCAAAATATTCAAAGACAGGTATTGGTTTACCCTCACCTGCTTTTAAACCAAACTCAGGTAGATCAGTGTTTGCAATTACCTCAATCATTTTTGGTATGTTGATATATCTAGCGGTCTTGTCTTCAGGTGACATAGTTGCACCTAATTCACTTTTTTTTACACTAACAAGTGTTTCAAGTTTTCTATCGTATTTCTCAACATAGTCATCTTCCTTTTCTTTTGCTTTTGCAGGTTGATGAAAACCCTCAATAAAATTTTCGGGACGAATTAAAACATTTTGTTTTGCATTTGGATCATAAACTTCAAAAGGTTTACCTGTCGCTTTTGCTTTTGTTAACTCTGCTTCTGTTGCTTTTAGATCAGCTAAACCTATAGCCGCACTACCTAATGCAGGACCTAAATTATCCAAAAATCTACCGGGTTGACCTATACCTTTTGCTAGGAGTCCAGCAAAGATAGCAGTTCTCTCACTATCTGAAAATAAACCTGATGCATCACTTGTTTTTTTTGTTGGCGTTTTTGCTTGAGGTTGCTGAGGTTGAGGGTCGCCTTGTTTTTCTAAAAATTTTAAAAATTCAGAGTGTTCTTGTTCTTGAGCTTGATCAACTTCTTGATTTAAATCCTCAATAGTTTCACCTTGCTTTCGCCCCTGATTAATGGCTTCCACATTTTTTTTTATTCTAGTTTGCTCGTTGCTTTCATCAAAACCTTGCTTGAGAGCATTTAAAATCCCTGGTTCAGGTAATTCTCTTCTCTGAACATCAATAACTGGTGCACTGGCATCAGGCATAAGATTCGCAACCTGTAGGATACCTTCATCATTTTTTGGTTCAATCTGCATGATACCTTGATCATTGTTTGGTTGTTTACTTTGATTACCCATAGCAATTTGTTTAAAATCAATAGCTGCACCAGAGCGAAAACCTTGTGGTTTGTGTAACTCCATAAATCTTTTTTGAAATAAAGGTCTGAGTAAAGTCTTATCCATACTTTACCCCATTGGCTTTAAAAGTTGATAGGCAGCATAAGCACCTAATCCTGTTGATGCGGCTTTAGCTAAAGGATCAACACCAGGACCTGTTGTTTGAGTAACAGTTGATGCAGCAGTAGGTAAGGCTGTCATAATACCCTTTTGAAATTCTATTCTTTGATAAGGCTCATAGGCTCTAGCGACTTCTGTTTGTCTTTGGGCAGTTAAAGCTTGTTGAGCTAGTTGCTGTTGTACAGCCCCTGCTCTTGCCATTTCTTGAGCGGCACCAATACCTGCTTGAGCTTGAGCACCACCTAAAGTTCCTAACAATCTAGCACCTTCTAAACCTGCTGAAATCTCTTGTCCCTGTTGTGCCTGAGCGGCCTTTAATGCATCTTGATAACCCATTCTTTGTGCTTCACCAATAGAACGTATTCTTCCTGTTTCTAATTCACCAAGAGCCACACCTTCTCTACCACCACCAAAAGCACCAGATTGAATGGCTTGACTGGCTAATTGATTTCTAGAAATTTCTGCTTGTCTGTTTATTTCATCAGTAACAAAAGACTGATAAGGGTTCATAAATCTCATAATGTCTGGCATACCTTGAGCTGTAGTTTGAGCTTGTTGAACAGATCCAATACCTTGTTGAAATGCGGGCTGACCTAATGATGCTAAACCAGAAGCTTGTGCAAACTGTTGTTGTTGTAAAGGTGAAGGTGGTGCTACTTGCACTGCGGGCACAGGAATAGGCATCGTACCTAATTCTATCGCTTCATCAAATAATGCAAGTTTACGTGCTTCAATTTCTGGTGCTTCTCTTGTTATCTGTGTAGTTTTTTCAGGTTGCGAAGGAGCTGGAGCGGGTGCCTGACCACCACCGCCACCACCCATATATGCAGGTAAACCAGTGTGTGGATTGTTGAGACCCTTACCACCTATGCTTTTAAGCAATGCTTGTTCAAACTTATTTATATGCGCTAGTTCAGTATCATCTTCCTGACCTTTGCCTGCAATGTCTTTATATAAAAGTTTATATAACCAAATCTTTAATTTTGTTGGTAAAAGTTTAAGTAACCACTTCATAAAAATATCCTGTTTGTTTAAATTTTAAACCATTTTTCTTAATCGCTCTACCCCATCCTTTTCTTCCTATAATTTCAAGACCAGAGCATTCTTGTTTTTTTGCATAAGGTATAAAAAAGTTTTCTATTTGTTTAATATTTTTTATAACTTTGCTACCACCACAAAACAAAATACATAATACTGTCTTTGCTGGGTAATATACTTTTTGTACAACATAAACTGCACAGATCGCTTTTTTGACAACAACAAGAAACATCTTCATAGTACCTGATTTCAGTAAACTATAAGTTGTATCTAAATTGTGTCTACCATTTGATTGTTTGGTTGCACGTTCAATCCAATATTTAACCTTATCCCAAAACACATCCACACACTCTATATCAACTTGCTTTATTTCCATCACTGACTAAATCATAAACTCTTTTTAATGAATCTTGTTGTTTGTAAAAAAACTGAGCACCTTTTCTTCTCATATCTTTAAAATCATCGGGATTGGCTCCAGACATAATACCTGCTCCTAAAATAGCATCTGCTCTTGATACAAATTCACCATCAGCTAATTGAGCTAACATAGTATCTTCATCTTTGTCACCATTTCCCGCACCATCTTCTACATAACCCATGGCTCTAACATAATTATTAGCATCTTTTTCATCGTGATCTGATTTTGAAGGTAAATAGTTTATACCCCCTTCTTTTAATTTAAGAGTCGCTAGACCACCTTCTCTTGCTGCAAACATTTCTTCTTGTCGCTCATATACATTTGCTGGAGTTAAAGCATCATCTGCCATTGTATATGATGCTCTTTCACCAATACCTTGCATAGCTGCTCTTTGACGATTATAAGCGTCTGTATATTCTTGTTCTGTATAGGGTTGTGCTGTTGAGTCATCGTAAATTGGTTGTTGTGCAGTTAGATCACTAATCATTTTCCCACCTGTCAAAACAGCTCCCGCAGTGGTTAATGGATTTTCTTTTGCAAAATTTACAATTTTATCAGTAATTGAAGTTGGTGCAACAGTCAAATCAGGTCTGGATACAGATCCTGTTAAACCAACTTGTTCTGGCGCTACTCCATATGCTTCTGGTCCTAAAGCAATAGGTCCTGCGACATTACCCTGCGCTGCCATAAAAGCATCTTTACCTGCCTCTAAACCTGTAGTCATAAAGCTAGGTGCTGTAGCAGCAGTGCTACCTAATGCACTTGCAGTAGTGCCTAAAGGAATTGTTGAACCAGCACCCAAAGCACCTCCAAAAGCTGTTGGGGTACCACCAGCACCTAAAATTGCACTTTGTCCTCCACCCATTGATGCTTGTAGGGCAGCTGCATTTGTAGCTGCGGCAGTGGAACCTGTACCTGCAACAGATCCTAAACCTTGTGTAACAGCACCCACTTTTGTTGCTGTTGGTGCAGCCATTAAAGCATTAAGACCACCCGCTCCTAATCCAGCTAGACCTCCTGCTAATAATGCTGTTCTTGTTGATGCACCTGCAAGTTTCGCTATACCAAAAGCGGCGGTGCCAACCATTAGTCCTATTGCAAATGGACCCGGCATAAAAAATCTCCTTTAGTAATTACTAATGTTTAGTTTACTCTGATTTGGTGGGAGTTTCAACTCCCTCTCCATGCATCTCATCATATAAACGACCTGTATATTGATATTCACCAACGTGAGTTATATAAGACATTATATAACAATACATTTTACCACCAATTAGTGACCATAATCTACAAAAAGCAAAGTCCTCACCTAAATATTTTTTGGTTTCAGGATCATAGTAAGTGTCAAAAAAATTATAAAAATGTGGTCTGTCAACATGCTGACCATCAATCGTAGTTTTTTGGATTATCTGTCTATCTGGGTATTCTTTTATTAATCTACTAAATACATCTCGTTTAATTAGCATACAACCAGTAGGACAATGTGTTGCTTCAATCAGACCTTTTTCAATCTTTATATTTGTATTCTCATCTTTTATAAGTAAAGGGTATTTAAGAATGTGATGTTCACATTTATTAGGATCAGTTATATAACCTTTTTGTACCTTTTCCATAAGCACATCCCATTGCGCAGTTTTCATAGGATAAGGTATAGATACTAAATCTTTATCAAACTCTAATAATCGTAATACAGATTTAGGATCAAAAGCAATGTCAGAATCAACAAATAACATATGTGTAAAATCTGTGTTTAAAAAATAGCTAACACATAAATTTCTACCTTGTGTAATAAGCGAAGACTTCATCATCTGAAACATAACCCTTATGTTTCTTTTCATACATTCTTTTTGTAGTTCAAGCATTGTCTGTGCATAATGCATAGATACATCACTGTGTACAGGAGTTGCAACAAACAGACTTATAGGTTGTTCTTTTTTTAACCAAATAGGTTTATTGTTTTGCATCTAGAACACCCTGCAAAAAAGTTGACCATTCTAAAGCTTTTTTATCCCAAGAATAAAAACGTTTAATATAATTTTGTTGTAAATCTAAATGATTTTGGATCGCTGGTTCGTGGAGCATGTCTTGGCAAGCTTTAATACCCTCTGCAAATTGATGAGCCAAGTTTACTAAATTAGTTTCATAGTTTACAAATACAGGGAACTCGGCTCCTGTTTCATATAGAGCACCATAATTAGTGACAATACAATACAGACCTGCGGCCATAGATTCTAATAATGAAATACACGATGTTTCTTCCCAGATACTAGGATAGGCAAACATGTGGTAATGAGGAAGCTTACTTAAAATAAATTCATTAGGCCTATAACCAATATAATTTACATTTTTAAGGTTACGAGCCTGGTCATATAAATCAACATAACTATCATCATTATCTTCCTGAAACTCCTTACCATAAATTTCACAACTACTATATACATCTAATTCAATATTCTCATTTTCCAATAGTTGCATTGTGGCTAATAAAACATTTAAACCTCGCCAAGGTGTAGGATGAAATATCATTCTTAATCTGTCACCCTTTTTGTAAGGTTGTCTTTTAGGAAAGTTTGTTACACCATTTTTAATTACATGATCT